GATGGTGTACCTGTTATGGCTGGTATGGATGACGATGACATTCCTATCTAGAGATTTCTTGGGGCTACCTTAACCTGTGTCCCGTGTGAGAGTGGACAGGAAAACACGGCTTACCTGCTTATAACAAAACGTAAGTCAACTCTGATGCCCCAGTGTTGGATTTCATAAAATCTCAGACAAGGTAGGCAAGCTCTCAATAAGATGTATTAAGGCAAAGGCGTGGATAATTCATCAGCCAATTGGTGTGGTTGATGCCACGTCTTTGCCTATCTTTTTTTTCGGAGGTTCAAATGATTTATGATATCAAAGTATATGATAAGGATGGTAATCTTAAGGAAGTAGTTAATGGACATAAAGATTTCCAGAAAATATATGGCGATAGTGATGCACCTAAAGCTACTGTCAAGGGAACGTTTATATGTAAGTATTGCGACACTAAAGTAGAACAAACAAGAACCTCTAAGGTTACCTGTGGTAGCAGGGAATGCAGAAACGCACATGCTAGGGCATACAAGAGAAAGAAAGTTGCCAGAAAAATAACATGTCGTATATGCAAGACAGAGTTAGAGGTGACACAAAGTAAACAGGTAACATGCAGTAAAAAATGCAGTGAAGAAAACAATAGAAGGACTTCTCTAGCAGGTGCTAGAAGGAGACAAAAATATTCTGGAATGTGGGATAGAAAGAGGAGGGAACTAGAATGCCAGAAATAAAAGATGCTACCTTCGGTGAGATATCTAAGGCTCACCTTAAGATGATAACAAAGAAAACTGCTAACAAGGATCATGAGTATATAGATAAACTTATTCCTTTTATTGGCGGTATATATATGAGTGAGTTGATCAGACCTAAAGAACTTAACCTTGCTGTACCTAGCTATGCATTAAACAAGTATGTTCTTAAGCGTGCAATGGATGGTGTCACAGCCAACACAGTTAACAAGGAGTTGTCTCTCGTAAATACTATTGGTAAGAAAGCAATCAAGGAGTATGCTTTACTATCAAGAAGATCATGGGAGAATATAAGGTTGTTAGATGAGAGTGAAATTACTAGGTGGAACTTTAAGCCTAGTCGTATCAGGTTACATCTTGAACCTGAATGGGAAGCAGAGTTATTGAAGAACTTATCACCGTTACTTCAAGACATGGTTACGTTTAGTATTCATACTGGCCAACGTGATTCCATTGTGTGTAACCTTAGATGGCAATGGCTACACACAGATACGTATAGTGATAAGAAGATAACTTATTTCAGAATTCCAAAAACATTTATGAAGTCTAGTAGATACATGAATGAAGATGCTTATGTTGTGTTGAATGATATAGCTCTTGCTCAAGTGTATCGACATAAGTCTGAAGATTCTTCTTATGTGTTTGCAGTAAAAGGAAAGCCTATCAGTCAAATGAATTGTACTGAGTATAAGTCTGCACGTCTGTCTGCTTCCAAGAAGTATCCAGATATTATGAATACGGATGTGCATTCGTTCAAGCGTACATTTATTACTCGCATGATAGATGCTGATGTTCCTTATGAATGGGTTCAAAGGTTAGCCAATCATAAGTTGCCTGAGATAACTGAGCAGTATAACAAGATGAGTCCACGCAAGCGTGTGGTCATGCATCAATACGTACAGAGACTAACAAGAAAGGAGGAAGCATGACAGCTAAGGATGCATTAGAAGTAATGGCATCCATGTACCAAGATCATTTTGGTGGTGGCAAGATGCCATACGGTGGTAAGGATTATCCTATCCTTACTGCCATAGCCAAGCAACGAGGTGGGTTTGATGAGATAATAGCAGACTTCCAATTCATGCTGAGTAGTAAGGAAGAATGGTTGCAAGGCAAGAAGTCACTTGGTTATTACATGAAGTTCTATCCTTCCATTGGGTGTCTGCGTGACACACACCAGAAGGAGAAGACTGTTGAGCTTTCATACTCAGAGATACAGAAGGCTCAAGAAGAGAAGGAAAGATTATTAAGAGAACAATACAGAAAGGAGTTATTCGATGAGTGATATAAAGATGGCTCCAAGCTGTAAAGATTCAGAGATGGGTATCTTGTCTGCTATCATGAAGGACAACGATAAGATACATGATGCGATGTCTAATGTAGAGTCAAATGATTTCATGAGCAGACAGTGCCGTGTATTATTTGAAACGATGACGCATCTTCTTAAGAAAGATAAACGCATAGATATGTTGACGCTATCGGATCATCTAAAGAATAAAAATATACTAGATGATATGGGTGGGATAGATTTCATCTCACTCGTGGAAGACTTTGTGCCAACAGCAGAAGCGTTGCCCCATCATTGTAACAGGGTACGCACGTTATCACTGCAAAGAAAGTTTATCCAAGAGATGGGTGGGTATGTTAAGAAAGCTTACGATATGTCAGAAGACCCATCATCATTACTTGAAGAAGCTTACGGATCTGTGTTCAATATGATCAACCAGTCTGATAACAAGACAGACAAGAAGGATGTATATACACCAAAGGATATGGCAGAGCGTGGTTTTATTGATGCTAAGAATAGGTTTGAAGATCCAGACGCACACACAGGATTGAAGACAGGTATCCGCACGCTTGATGAACATATCAAGTCGCTTAAGGATTTGAATGTCATAGCTGCATCTACTGGTGTTGGTAAGACTGGGCTTTCATTAAACATAGCTCTTAACTTAGCGTTAAAGAAAGTTCCTGTATTATATATTAACCTTGAGATGAACATTGACCAGATGTTGTGTCGTGTGCTTGCTAACCTATCAGGTGTAACAGTAGATGAGATAGAGATTGGTAAGTATAAGGATGAAGCAAACTTCGCTAACGTAGCAAGTATAGCTAAGAAGCTTGAGCAGTCCTCGTTATACATGACTAACAATAAGCCTAAGAACATAAGTAAAGTAATTAGTTTGATTAATAAATATCAAAGCAAGTATGGCATACAGGTAGTGATCATAGATTACATCGGTCACATAGAATCAGATAAGCTTTCATACAAGGAGAACAACAGGCGTATCTCTCTTGGTAGGTATAACCAAGCTATCAAGAATGCATGTACCAAGCTTGGTATTAAAGCAATCGTTGTTGCACAGCTCAACAGGGATGGTGATAAAGATCCAGACTTGGTTAACGTGGGTGAGTGTTGGCAGTTAGCCCAAGATGCTGATATATTTATGATCCTACATTACGAGATGATTAAGAATGCTGACCCATCAGGGCCACCAGAGTTTGAACAATATTATATTAAGCTTGCAAAGAATAGGAACGGTGTGTCACCAAGAACAATACATATTAATTACAGTAAAGAAACACAAACTATAACGGAGGCTGATCATGGATTACGAAAAGGAAGCATCGAAAGTTCTGGACTCAAAGGGACACAAACCTTCACGTCCTCAAGTTCTCTCTTTGATGGGTAAAATAGTTAATGATCTCTATGATGAAGTGTATGCTGACATCAAGAAGGAAGAACCAAAACTTACCAGTATAGAAATGCAGAGAGGAGCATTGGACTTTACGTTCAAGAAACTGTCAGTCATCAAGATGGATGAATGGCGTAAGTCCTTTGAAACAAATGGGTATGTTAAGATGTTTTCTCCTGTGGTTGGTGAGTTCTTTTACTTGTGCCGTGATGAGATATTTGATAGTATTAAGGATAGGTTTGAGGAAGTTATATACAAGGCATCTGAATTGCCTGCTCTTAAAGAACTTGAAGCGGAGGACATACAATGTCTGCACATGGGGAAGAAGGTAATGAGGGGAAGCATACTACTATAGTAAACATCATTACTAATCTTGAGTACATACTCAAAGAGCATTGCGAAAAAATAAAACTTATAGAAAGTCATCTCTTATTCACGAAAGAACAACTTAATGAGGATGCTTCTTCTGTTGGGAAGGTTGAAATTGTCAGAGAAGAAACAAAAAAAGAATTCAAACAAATGGATTAATAAACTCCTGTCTCTAATCTTACAATAGTTCACCTTCGGGTGACCCAATGGTTTGAGACTCAAAAACAATACCAGTGCAGGAGTGTCGGAGTCAGATAATTATATCTGGTGTCAGCTTTGACAACGGAGACAGGAGTTTTCTTTTCTTATGTTATCAATAGAAATCATATTATCTAGTATTACATTAGTAAGCATATGGGCTATCACCAACCATCATCACAGTTGGGGTGTGCCTCTTGCATTTGTTACCCAAATATTTTGGGTGTGGATGTGGATTCACACAGGACAGATCGGAATAATTTTAATTGACGCAGGGATGCTGTGGATTTACGGATCTCATTTGTATAAACGATGGGCAAGTATGTCTGTTTATAGGAGGTGGAAGCGTAATGAAAGAAAGATGTAATCTATGTCATAAAGAATGTGTGCCTATTGACGTGCATGGACATACACAATGTTCTGTATGCAAAGGTAATTACTCACCATGTTGTCAGGGAGAAGTAGTCAATGAGCCGAGCAAGCAGACAGAAGGGGCAACGGGGGGAGAGGGAGATATGCAAGCTACTAGCTGAGAAGCTGGGGGGTGAGTATAAGCGTAATCTCATGCAGACCCAAGAAGGTGGCTATGATGTATTGGGTCTGGATGGGTACGCTATAGAAGTAAAGTTCCAAGAGAAGTTACAGATAGAGAAGTGGTGGGAGCAAACAGTTGAGCAGGCATCGGTAGAAAGATTGCCTGTTTTATTTTTCAGGCGTAGCAGAGAGCCTTGGCGTGTAGTAGTACCACATGATTATTGGTATACAAAAAACAATAGGGTGTTCCCTGTGGAGAAACGATCTACTATTTATTATTCAGTAATACCAGTAGATGATTTCATGGAGCAAGTCAATGAAGACACCAGATCTAAGACATAAACTTGAATGCCCTGACGAATGTATTGATTGGTTAGGCAGGGAGCTAACAAAGATTGGCGGTAAAAGAACTAAAGCATATAAATGTTGGCAGGAAATGTTAATGTATATTGCTTATTGTGGGAAAAGAATGGAGAAAGACAATGACAATATTCTACGACTTAAAGAGGTGGTTCAACAACAACATGAAGATAACAAAAATAGTAAGGGAAAGGATGGAGACAATGAAAAGCAATGAAGTTGTATCATGGGACTTTGCATACTTTACTCCAACAGAACTATCATGTAAGTGTGATAAGTGTACTCCTTATGGTGAGCTAGGTGTAAGCTTTAAGCTAGTAGAAAAGCTAGAGCAATTAAGGAAGTTATATAAGCTACCAATAAAAATTAACAGTGGCTTTAGATGTAAGGATCACCCCCTAACGATATCACGCCCTGAATCCAAGGGACTCAGTAGTCATGCCAAAGGTTTAGCTGCTGATATCTCTGCTAAGACTAGCAGAGAACGGCACACATTGATACAACTAATAATGAAACATGACTTGTTCTCCCGAATAGGTGTGTCTGGCAAGGATGGTTTTATACATGTTGATATAGATAAGGATAAATCAGATCAGCTTATATGGGTTTACTAGATGACTTCTGTTACAATATCCCCGAAGAATGTCCCACCGTTTGCGGAAGATAAGCCTACTATCTTCTTAGCCATAGGAACAGCCGCAGTGTAGGCATTTTCAAACTCAGGTTGGAAGGCACACTCATCCGAAATCACCAGACTAGCCGTATGAGATCGGATGATGTGTCCCCCTTCTGGTATCCCCCATACAATACTCCCATTAGCAAATCTCATCTTGGCGTAACTGCAATCCACAGGAACCATCTCCTTTACCCATGACGGCAAGTGATGGTATACGAATGACATACGAGAGTTATCTGGTTTCTTGTCATATACCAGAGATGCTGCATCTTCTTCCTTCTTGCTCTGAATAAATATAGATTGATGTGGAAAGAATAAAGCTAACCAGAGGGCATACAGTACCATGATCCAAGACATACGGATCTGTCTGCTCTTTGGTATAAATATTCTGCTTGATTCGTGGACAGCCGTTACTACCTCCTTGAGATAATCTTTGGGAGGGAACGCTTTAACTGGCGTATCACTGTCATGCTCATCCTTGGTCATGACAACACCACTAAAGATAAAGTTATTCGGGTGTGCTATCCAATGCCTCAGAGTCAGGAGCTTGTGTAACTCCTCCAAGGAGTCCGATGATAGCCGACTCAATCCCCTTTTGACTGAGTCCTTGTTCAGTCCCGATAACCCCAGCGACTGCGTGCTTAGTTGGTTTGTCATATCCAAACATATCTCTCAATGATTTTAATGCATCCATCTTGTTGTAGAACTTCAGCTTAACAAGGTTCTTACCATTAGCTCCCTTACCTGAACGAGCCTCTTCGATCTCAGCAATAGGACGCATGTCTAGTGTGTATGATTTGTTAACTTCTATCCCACCATCTTGTGTAAACTTATAATAACTGGCAGGATCTAGGAATGCTATGCGTGCATATTCCTGAGCTACCTTGTCAACGTTTACGTTTACTGCCTCCTCAACTTCCTTCCTTCTGGATTCTAACCTAGCAAGAAATTTCTTATCTCTCATCAAGGCAGGCACACGCTTCTCTAATGACTTTGAAGCATAGCCTGCCAGTAACGCAGATCTATGCTTGCTTTGGTTGGGATGCAACAATAACAGATTAATAAACTTATCCTGTTTTTCGTAATGCTTCCCTACGTCTTCTCCTTCTCCTATCTTTGGCATGTTCCTCCTTACGAGTATCCGTCTCTCATTTTATATGGCTTGACTACTGAGATCTTTGACTTCTTACGCTTGTCATAATATTCAAGCAACCTCACGATGCAGTCACGAGCAGGTGGATAATTTGATTTGATAGCCTCTGAGCATACCCCCCATATCTTGAGCTGTGAATCCTCACCATCCTTCTTGGTTCTTGCGAACCATTCCCTGAGTATAATTGAATTATTATTCCTTCTCTTCTCATCCTCAAAGATAACTCTTATGCGTAGATCTTTTCTTATTCTGTTTCTTAATTCCTCATCAGAACATACGAAGATTAATCTCTCCACTTTATTCTCATGAAGAAAATCCTTGATGTCCACGATGAAGTCTTCTGACAACCTACCAATCATTTCATCAAAGATATGATACTCTGGATCTTCTACCCATTCATTCCTGTCAGTATCATACGTCCTTGGTAGCTTGGCAGACACAACACAGTACGCCTGCGGATTATCATCGTTACCTAAGAACAGGCTTCCAGTAACCATGTCACATGGATGCCATGCGTTCTTGATCTTTAACGACAACCCACCTTGGGTGTAGTCTATGTTAGTACTTGCTGTCGCTATCGCCACAATGTGATCTGTTAGGTGTTGAGTCAGACATGTCAATGATATTGCCTACCAAACCATTGATACGCTTGCGTCCTGCTATTGAGGACACATCAGTCAAGTCTTCCTCTGGCTTCATTACTTTAATCTTGCTGTAATCATCACCGTATTCGGCAAGATTCTCTTCGTGTGTATTGTACTTAGGCATTAGTATCCTCCTTATATTGTTTGTAATTTTTCTTTTTATTTGGGATGACACGAGTCCTGAACTCATCGTCCTCACCAAATGCTTTGGCAACAGCATCAGCACCAGACTTAGCCTTGATACGTCTAATTACTAATCCTCTTTTTTTCTTCATTAGTTAACAATGTGTTTGTTTATATCAAAGCTATCTACCTTCTCAGCCATCCAGTTAGTGGAGAGCATCTTGAATACATACTTAGCAGCATCAATAGTATGATTGTTCTTATCTACCATAGTTTCTTTAACGTTCTTGTGTTGTCCT